TAATTCTTTTTTGCACTTGTTTAGATACTGTACCAAGTTCTGTATCGTCAATTCTTTCTGTTCCTGCAATAGTTCTAAGTCCATCAGGTGCTAAAAATATTACATCACCACCAAGTTCCTGTATGCTTCTACCATCGGTACATCCTATGTTTCTTGTAATAGGAGTTACTGCAAAGTTAGCAGACGATGTTCCTGTTAGTTTAAATATCTTATCTCTACCAAATATAATTAAACTATTACGGAAAGTTCTAAGTCCTACAATTTCTGTATCAACTTTGATAGTTCCGCCACCATTGCCACTGGTAAAATCGTTAGTTTGATTTGGACCCATAAAACTAAGTTCTTGTATATTACTAGAGTGTCCTGCAAAGAATATATGATTTTTAAATATTTCTACAAATTTAAAATTAGATGTTCCTGATGCATCAACTACACTAGTGCTAAAAGATGTATTTAATATTTGTGGATTAGATGTTCCAGTAGTAATAATAATTTTATCTGTACCATCAAAGTTAAATAATCTGTGTTCGTAATTTTGTGTAGGTGTTCCTAAACTTGTAATAGTAGATGTCCAACTTCCTGAACCTGAACTAGCTCTGTGTATACTACCGCCTCTACCTGCTAATACTACATCATTAAATATAGCAGTAAATACAACTCTCTCTGTAGATGCAGAAACTTGTGGGCAAACATTAGTATTATATTTTGTAGTTCCTAAAAGTTTTTTATATCCACCTTCAATGTCAGGTTCAAAGTTTCTAAGTTGTAAAGCTTCTCCAGGTGACATAGAGAAGACATCTTTATTTAAGATTAATCCTCCACCTAAACTAACAACTGAAGGTTGTACTTGTGGCATCTTATGTAAAAGTTAAAACAGAAGTGTTGCTTGTTGTTCTAGATGTTGTATTTAAATTTACTCTAGTATCTTTCATGTAATCTTGTTTATTTAACATCTCTGTTCTAATTCTTTGTACCCCTCTTTCATATTCTGCATTTGCAATGTTTGCCATAGGAACATCATTTCTTAATTTATATAAATAATATTTTGCTCTATTGACAATTACATCTGCATAAATATCAGGTAAGTCTAATGTATCTGTAGCTGCAGATAAATCTGTGTGTGTTTTAAAATATTCATACTCTACTGTATAGAAATCTCCATCAGGTATCGGCGATAGACCGAAACTTAAATGGTCTTGTGTTCTATACACAAATACGGGTTTACCATATTGACTATCACTTGTTACTTCGTCTTTTGTGTATCTACCCTGTAAATATGCATCATAACTAATATATGCTAAATGAATAGGCACTTCATCTTGTGCCACTCTTATAAAATCGACATCTAAATTATTAGATGAAGAATTAGCTAATCCTATAAATACAGAACTAGTTGTTGGTGTAAAATTTGTTGATAATATTTTACCATTGCCAGTATCTGTTACAGATATTGTTTCTGATAATACTTCTGTACCACCAGACGATGTTCCTACTTTTAATGTAATAGAACTACCACTAGAACTTGGGTCCATTACTCTAACAACTAGTCTATGTTTTTTATTAGCAACAGTAGTAATAGACTGTGTAACTTCTGCAGAGTTTAGTCTTAACCTACCATTACCTGTAGAGTTATATGCAGGACTTCCACTAACTGTTGTCCAACTAGTTATGTTTGATGTAAATTCACCATTAGTAATTCTTTCTGTTGGTCTTAATCTGAAACTATCAAAATCTGCTTTTCTAAATGCAGTGGGAAAAGTATATTCTTGTTGCCCTGAATAAGTTACTTGAGTTCCATTTACATGCAACCATGCCCACTCTATCTCAGCCATATATAATTCATTAACTGCTTTATTAATAAAGTTTTTGGCAGATGTTTGTATACCTCTGCTTGAAGTAAAGTTAGAACTTGTTAGTTCTACTTCATTCAGTTCATTCAAAGCTAAATTAGTTAATGTTAAATATGTCTTTGTTCCTGCCATTTTTTTCTCTCTATATTATTAGAAATTTTGTTAATATCATCTTGTGTCATACATATCATTGCTGAACTAGTTAGATTATCAACACCGAACTGTCCTTCTATAGATTCTTTTAACTTATCTTGATATGTAAGTAAAAAATCATTACAACTTTTTGTATCTGTAAAATTTATATACTGATAAGTAAAAACTTTAGGATACTGTTCTGCGTTCAGCATTACTATTAGGGCTATAAAAAATTTCATATGTTAAGGAGGGGTATAAACCCCTCCCTATTCCTTCGATTATGCAATCGATACTTTTTGTGCTTCTGAATCACCTTCGCCATCGAAATCAGCAAGTACACAGAATACTCTGACTTTTGCGTCAATAGCACCTGTTCCAACTACTAAGTCGATAGTGTCAGCGGCAGCATATACACCATAACCGATAGATGTGGTTCCCATTTGGCTGTCACCTGCTCTTGCTCTGGTTACTTCCATACCTGCAGTTGGTGTTGAAGCTGCGACATATCTATCTACATCTGCTCCATCTCCAAGAGATAATGTTCCAGAGTTACCTGCTCCGTCAGCGGTTAGGACATCTAGACCTGCATACAAACATAAAGTGTTTGCAGGTACTTCGATTACTTGTACAACATCACCTGATGCGTTAGTGAAAGAAGAAAAGTCCACAACTTGTGTGACCATTCTTACAGGCTTACCAATCGGTAGACTAGCTGCAGAAGAAGTATTACCTGTTACTGTTAAAGTTGCCATTTAATTATCCTCCTATTAGTCTATTAAGATGTGTGAAAGGACTAAAGCATTGTCTCTTAATACTTTTCTTCCAAACACATGTAAACCTCTAACTACATCTGAGAAAGATTCAGGGTGTCTAATTACCTCAATCTTTGCAATGTGGTTAGCTGTTGCTGTAGATGACATATGACCACCTAATACTTTAAAGAAGTTCGAAGTTGAACTTGCTGCAAAGTTGTTTGTCATATATACATCCATGTTCATGATTTTACCGCTAAGTACTTTACCATTTCTTAATGGTGCTGCATTACCAGTTGTATCACTCATTAGCTTACTATTAGCTTGACCTAACTGTTCTACAAATTCAGGACCTGCTAAGAACCATCTGTTCTCTTCAGGCACATCGGCTGCATTAAGCAGTCTGTTGTGTTTTGAAATTGTATCAACTGGGTCTACTTCACTAGAGCCAAAACCTACATCTTGGTCTTGACCAGAGCCTGAATCGGCTCCTAGTAAGTGGTCGGGGCTAGATGAACTAACACCTGCTACCATCGCTGCGATTACGTTTTTGTCGTATTCGTTCTTAAGTGCATAAGCACCAGAAGAAGTTGCAATTGATTCAAAGTTAACATGAGAATGTCTTTCCTCAATGTCATCAACTTTAAATGAAAATGCGTTTGCTTGGTCTACGACAAGTTGGATTTGGTCATCGACAATATCTTGTGTGTCAACAACTGCTCCTCTTGAGTACGCACTCACAGTAATAGTAGGTTCTTTGATGATGTTCACTGTGTCACCGAAGTTCTCGATTTCACCTGCGTAGTCTGTATTTGTAATAGCTTCTACGACAGATGCTGTACGGAAGAACTTCTGGACTTTTTGGGAATAGATAATTGGACTAAAATTCCCGTTAGGTAAATTATTATTACCTGATACGCTTTGAAAAGCCATCGTTTTTCTCCTCTATTATTGTTATTAAAATTGATATGAGTTAACTATTTATACGATTCTACCTTCTCTATTAGCCTTATCGATTTCACTTTCATGCTTTGCAAATTCGTGAGGTTTCATCTTTTGTATCTCAGTCCATGTCCATTTCTTTTTGTCGGTAGGTGTTTCAGATACTTTAGTTTTAGAAACTGCTTTTGCTGCTTCTTTCTTTACATCTGCGTTAGTTACCTTCTTACTTGAAATACCTCTATCATATTTATACAAATCAATTACTCTTGATATTTCTTTTGCGTCATAAGATTTATCAATTATATTTTGTATATATTTAGGTTGACCCATAGTCCATGATTGAAAATCATCGTCATCAGCAAGTTCTCTATAGTCAGGATGTTTCTTAGAGAGTTCAACTTCCGCTTTGTCTTTTGCAATCTGGGCTTGTTGTTTTTTAACCTCTAATAATTGTTCCTCCATTTCTTGCTTTGATTTCATGGTGGCTTCTGTAGTCAACTGCATGACAGATTCATACATTTCAGGATACTCTCTTCTCCATTCTTCAATCTCTTCTTGAGATTTAAAAACAGGTCTTTTAGATATAGCCTCAATCTCTTTTTTAAGCTTGAGTATTTCATCTTTATGCTTTGAGTTAGTATCATCGTAATGCCTTTTTAAGTCGTCATATCGCTTCTTATAAACGGCATTTTGTTCTACTTTTTCAGGGTGTTCGTCTTTTGATTTTTCCTCGTCAGGTTTTTCATCAGACTCTTCAGTAGCTGAAGTTTCGATTTCCTTCTCCATTAATCCTCTATTAGGATTTTTATATGGAGTTGGTTTTGCGATTTCTTCTGTTGCTTCGGAAACTTTTTCTTCAACAACTTCAGATTTGTTTTCGTCTTTTTCCATTTGTTCTCCTTCGGGGTGCTGTTGGATTCAGGTCGCCCCCATATGCAGTGCCTCTATGCAGAGGGTGGCTGCGTCATCATCCCCTGTCCTTGCGTAGGTGCAGGGGTTTCACTGGGTTGTGAAACTTGTTGTGGTGCAGGTATGGCTTGTTCCATAATCATGCCGAACTCTGGACCAAAAACTTTTGACATAAAATTTCTAAACTGAGGTATATTTAATTGTGTGATTAATTGTTTTTCTTCATTACTCAGTGCTTCTAAATTACTTGAAACTTTTTGTGGTGTTATATTTAATTCCATTGGTTGTCTATCTTGATTTGGAGATTGTTGATTTGTTCTCATCATTCCCTCTTGTTGTGGTGTCATTGTTTC